GGTTATACGCAGCGCGGTATTTCGCTAGTGTTATTTGCTTTCATTTTGATGGGTTCAAAGCATGGCTGAACATGGGGGTAAGAGAACTGGTGCTGGTGGCAAGCCCAAAACAGTTGCAGATGCCACTGGCAAGGCGTTCGTGTTTTACTCAAATGCCAGAGCAAAGGAAAAGACACATCTCGCCAATCTCGCTGAATTGCGTGAACGTGAGAAACGTGGCGAACTGATCGAAAAGACTCAAGTGATGGCCGATGCTGATTTTGTGGGCAGACTCACAAGGGATTCATTCATGGCCCTGCCGGACCGAGTAGCATCGTTGTTGGTTGGTAGAACTGAGCATGAGATATTGCAGGAACTCAGGCGAGAGATACGCGACACCTTACAAACTATTTCGGAAACATTGAATGAAAGTTGAGCAAATAGCAGCAGATGACTTAATACCTTACATCAACAACTCACGGACTCACGACAGCAATCAGGTCAGTCAGATAGCGGCAAGCATCAAGGAGTTCGGGTTCACCAATCCAATCCTCATCGACAAAGATAACGGCATCATTGCCGGGCATGGCAGACTAATGGGAGCGCAGAAGTTAGGTCTAAAGAATGTGCCGTGTATTCGGTTGGGTGATTTGTCAGAGGCACAAAAGAAAGCGTACATAATCGCTGACAACAAATTAGCACTGAACGCTGATTGGGATTTGGAGATGTTGTCGATTGAGATCGAAGAACTACAAGCGCTCGACTTTGATATTGATTTGCTTGGATTCACGATTGATGAACTCGATGCTATGGATGCGAATCCAGAGGTTGAGGGATTAACGGACGAAGATGAAGTTCCAGAAGTTCCAGAAGAACCGACCACCAAGCTGGGCGATATTTACCAACTTGGCAATCATCGATTGATGTGTGGCGATAGCACCAGCATCGATGCGGTTGAGTTGTTGATGGGTGGTGTTAAGGCTGACATGGTATTCACTGACCCACCATACGGAATGGCATACGGCGGTGGGAGAGCGGCTGGCTCTACAACCAAAGGTGCGCTTGTAAAAGCGCACGGAATGATAATAGGCGATGATTTAAAAGGAGATGACTTGTTGGCAATGGTGGCAGATAGCATTAGCAATGCCATTATGGGTGCTAAAAGTGGAGTCGCATCTTATATTTGTTTTACATGGAGAACTTACGCCGAGTTCCATGCGGCATTAACTTCAATTGGTCTCAAGCCGTCAGCGTGTATTGTATGGGATAAAAAAAGCATAGGTCTTGGTCGTAGTGACTATCGACCACAACATGAGTTTATCTTTTATTGTGGTGGTCAATGGCATGGAGATAAAGCGCAGTCGGATGTGTGGTATATGAGCAGAGGTGGGACGGGGCAATATGTACACCCAACACAAAAGCCTGTTGAGTTAATTGAAAAGGGATTACTGAACAGTAGTAAGGGTGGTGATGTGATTCATGATTGCTTTGGTGGCTCTGGCTCAACCCTCATTGCTTGCGAAAAGACCAACCGCAACGCTTACCTGATGGAACTAGACCCAAAGTATTGCGATGTGATTGTTAAGCGGTGGGAGGATTTCACTGGTAAGAAAGCAGAATTAGTTAATGGCTAGTGCTTACTGTACTTCTGTTGCTGCCGCAATCCTGGCAGAACCTGATGTCACTGTTTCCGAGTGGTCTGACCAGTATCGTCTGCTCGATCAGGCTGCATCAAGTGAGCCGGGCAAGTGGCGCACCCGGCGAACACCGTACCTGAAAGAAATCATGGACTGCTTGTCGGCAACACGGCCTGAGAGCATTGTGGTGTTCATGAAAGGGGCGCAGATTGGCGCAACCGAGGCCGGTAATAACTGGCTCGGCTACACGATTCACCATGCCCCTGCACCGATGCTCTACGTTATGCCGACAGTTGACGCTGCTAAAAGAGCAAGCAAACAGCGTATTGCTCCGATGATTGATGCTATTCCAGAGGTCAAAGCAAAGGTTGCTGTGGCTAGAGCGAGGGATTCCGGCAACACACTATTTCAGAAAGACTATCCCGGTGGAACACTCATTCTGACCGGTGCAAATTCAGCCATTGGATTGCGCTCAATGCCAGCACGTTATCTATTCATGGATGAGGTCGATGGCTATCCAACGGACTTGGACGGTGAGGGTGACCCGATCCAGTTAGCGATTCGCAGGACGGCAACCTATAAACGTAACCGCAAGATATTCATTGTGTCCACACCCACAATCAAGGGTATCTCAGCCATTGAGGATTATTACGAGCAATCTGACCAAAGGCGTTATTTCATCCCCTGTCCTGAGTGCGGTGAGTTTCAGGTATTGGAATGGAAGATGATTACCTGGACAGACAACGACCCAGACACAGCAGCAATGACTTGTCAGCATTGTGGGGTGATTGTGCCGGAGTCGAACAAGACAAAGTTACTGAGTGATGGTGAATGGCGAGCAACGAGTGAGGGCCGGTTTACCGGATTCCATCTCAGCAGCCTGTATTCACCGGTTGGGTGGTACTCATGGTCCGATGCTGTGGCTGACTTCTTAGCGGCTAAAAAGGTCGGTGAAGAACAACTCAAGACATGGGTCAATACGGTTCTGGGCGAGACATGGGAAGAACAAGGGGAGCAAGCCGACCCTAATTCACTGATACTCAGGCGAGAGGAATATGATGAGCCACCGATATTGTGGAGGACTATCGGGGCCGATGTCCAAAAAGACAGGATTGAGTTGGAATTGGTTGGCTGGGGTGAGGGTGAAGAATCTTGGGGGTTGGAATACATCATTGTTCCCGGTGACACAACACGCCAAGAGGTTTGGTCAGCACTTGATGATGTCGTTGCTGATTTGCAGCCGGATGGTATGTGCATCGACTCAGGCTATAACACCCAACTTGTTTACAATTGGGTTGACCGCAAACGATGGGTCTGGGCGATCAAAGGGGTGTCAGGCCAAGGGTTACCGTTGGTTCAGGATACACAGAAACGCAACGCCAGGCTGCGGAAGAAGCGCAAACGAGCCTTTGCACCGGAGCCAATTGGGGTCGATCAGGGTAAATCAATTATCTATTCACGACTCAAGATAACTGAGCCGGGCGCTGCTTACTGTCATTTCCCCAATCAGGCCGACTATGATGACGAGTATTTTGAGCAATTAACGGCTGAAAAGTTGGTAACACGGTACAACAAAGGCAGACCTCGGCAAGAATGGGTTCAGACACGGCCAAGAAATGAAGCGCTTGATTGCCGGGTGTACGCATTGGCTGCATTGCGGTTGTTAGCACCGACAACGAAGAAAGTTGTCGATGAACCGAAGAAAACAGAGCAACCACCAAAACAACGATGGAACTCACCGCAAGGAGGTGGAGCGTGGCTTTAGCTGACATTATATCGACAGTCATGGCTGATAGTGGTCTGGACGATGATACGCAGGAAGAACTGGAACAAAAGCTATGGGATGCCATTCGCAGAGAGTATGCCAGTGGCTATGTTTATGTGCCGGTACGCAACCGGGTCGATTCTCGCTCAGTACGATTGATGTGGAATGGCCGTAATGTTCAGCAAGTTATGGTGCGGTTCGGTATCAGCCGCGCAAGGGTCTATCAGATCATTAATTCGCACTAACACACTCGATGGTTGGCAGTCAATGGTTGGCACCTGACCAGTTATTTACCGTCAACCATCAAAAAGTGGGTGTCACCCATGCTGGAGGCCGCGAATTTAATGGGTTTATGGTTGACACCTAAAAAATGTCATATTTAGGTGAAAAATGTCACATTTAGGTGATATTTAGGTGGAAGTAGGGGGTTTCATCTAAAGATTGTCTAGTTTTCACTATGGATACTAGACAGGTTGATTTGAGAAAATTAGCCTATGAAGAACCAATTCCTCACGGCAAACTATGCCGTCACAGAACCGACTTCAATCGTTGTCGGGGATCGAGTCGCTTTCAAGCGCTCAGATATTCATGCCGCCTATCCCAACACTGACTACACGCTGAAATATGCGGCTCGTAAAGAGGGGGATGGACTTTCAGAGATCGAAATCACCGCAGTCGCATCGGGCGTTGACTATCTGATCGAAATCGCATCAGCAGTTACAGCGACATGGACCACCGGCACCTATCAGTGGCAATCCTACATTATCCGCAACAGCGACAGCCAACGGGTCACTCTCGGCACCGGGTTGTTCAAGGTATTTGCGGATAAAGATTCCAGCACCGACTCTGCTGACCCAATTTCACACTTGCGGAAACGGTTATCGAATCTGGAAACAGCTATAGAAACCCTATCCAGCAAGACTAGCAGCAGTTATTCAATTGCAGGCCGTTCGATGTCATTTGGTGATCTGACCGAGTTAGAACAGATGCGCGATAAGACAGTGGCAGAAATATCGGTTCGCGAACGTGGCCGTTTTGGAGTTCGTGGATGAGTAAGAGAATGTTTGCGGCAGCATCACCGAATGTTGTTAAAGATTGGATTTCAGAATCGAAAGAGATTAACCAGGATTTGCGTGAGCAAGGTACAGCGCTCAGAGCAAGGGCCAGAGATTTAGAACAGAACAACGACTATGCGGCCAAATATCTCCAACTGGTCGAAGTCAATATGATCGGTGAACAAGGTATTCGGCTGCAAGCAAAGGCACGAACCTCTAAAAAGAAACTAGATCAGCGCACCAATCGAATTATCGAATCCGCATGGATGCAGTGGGGCAGGCCTCGCCAATGCTCCGCAGACGGCAGACTGTCATGGCATGACATCCAGCGTTTGGTCGTGCGGTCTGTTGCCAGGGATGGTGAGGTTTTAATACGTCTGATTAACTCGGACGGCTTGAAACTGATGGTCTATGAGGCCGATTATCTCGATCACGCATTGAATCGTGACCGCACTGAGACAGAAAACCGCATCGTGCAGGGCATTGAGGTTGACCGACAAGCGAAACCGGTTGCCTATCATCTATCGAAAAGTCATCCGGGCGATCATCCGGGGGGCATCTTCCAGAATCCGCGCGTTGAGTATGACCGGGTTCCAGCCGATGAGATTATCCACATCTTCCGCACTGACCGAGCCGGTCAAATGCGTGGAGCATCGTGGTTAGCACCGGCCATGATCCATTTGTTGATGCTGAACCGTTATGAACGCGCAGAAATGATTGCTGCCGAGTTCTCAGCCAAAAAGATCGGCTATTACAAAACACCAACCGGCGATTGGCTGGAAGATGACAAGAACGATTATGGATTGCCGAACGACATCGGTGGTCTTGGTATGACCGAATTACCGGTGGGCGTTGAGATGGGCATGATTGACCCACAGCATCCGGTCAGTGCTTTCGCTGATTATGTTTCTGCGGTCCTTAAAGGTATCGCAACCGGGTTGGGGGTCAGTTATCACGCCTTATCCGGTGATTTAACACAGGTTAACTTTTCCTCTATTCGCTCCGGCACGATTGAAGAACGTGACCGGTGGAGACAACAGCAGTCGTTCTTTGTTGAACATCTGCACCGCAGAGTGTTTGAAGCATGGCTATCGGCAAATATCACGAATCTTGGTTATGCCGCAACCGATTTCAAGCGACTTACGAATGTGAACTGGCAGCCTAGAGGGTGGACATGGGTCGATCCAGTTAAGGATATGCAGGCCCATCAGTTAGCTTATCAGATGGGCATTACATCACTCACCGACATTGCAGCGACTCAGGGCCGTGATTTGGAAGATGTGTACGACCAGTTGCAGAAAGAGAAAGAACTGGCCGCTCAGTATGGACTACAACCGATTACCGAAAAGGAGGACACGCCTGATGACGAAGATTAAAACAGGTGACTTAAACAGAATATTTGATTTGGACAGATCAGCGATTGATGCTGATAGCAGAACTGTTCGCTTATCTTTTTCATCCGAAGAACCAGTGGAAAGATGGTTCGGCCAGGAGGTCTTAGACCACCAGCCGGGCAGTGTTCGACTGGACCGGATGAACGGGGGCGCACCGCTGCTATTAGATCACGATTTGACTGACCAAATTGGTCGCGTAGAAAACGCAACGATAGAAAATGGACGAGGCGCAGCCGTTGTTCGATTTTCCAAAAGTAGTCGAGCCGAAGAAATCTGGCAAGACGTAATTGACGGCATCCGTACCAACATTTCTGTTGGCTACCGCATTCACGAAATGAACGTGGAGGGTGAAAAGGATGCTGAGATTTATCGAGCAACCGATTGGCAGCCTCATGAGGTATCCATCGTATCAGTACCGGCAGACACTTCTGTTGGGATTGGGCGAGACTTGGTTGGCGATCACGAAACACAAATACACAACACACAGGGAACTGTTATGACTGAACAAACAATAGATATTGATGCAGTGAAGAACGAGGCAAGAACTGCCGCACTCACTGAGGAAAAAACGCGCGTAAGTACCATCAACGCAATGGCTAAAGATGCAGGGTATTTGCGTGAACTCGCAGATAAGGCCATCGAGGATGGAATGCCGATTGATGATTTTAACAAGGTTGCACTTGACCGCACAAAGGACGAAATGAAACGTCAGCCGACAGTAATGCCGGACGCACCAGTTCGCTCGGTTGATATGTCACGCACAGAGCGTGAGCAGTATTCATTAATGCGAGCCATTCAAGCACAAGCCTCTGGCGATTGGACAGGCGCTGGTCTTGAACGTGAAGTGAGCGATACGATTGCTCAACGAGTCGGTCAATCAAACGGTGGTTTTTACTTACCCGTTGACATGGCATGGAGTCGTGATCTTGCAGCAAGCAATTCAGGCAACATTGTTGGCACTGACCACATGGGCAGTTCATTCATTGACGCACTTCGCGCCAATATGGTGACCAGCCAATTGGGTGCTAGAGTGATGAGCAACCTACAGGGCAATGTGGCAATTCCGGCACTAAATGCTAAGACAAATGTGTATTGGGTCGCAGAGGGTGCAGCACCGACAGAAGGCGCTCCAACTTTCAGACAAGTGACGCTCACACCGAAGAACGTAGCAGCTTACGTTGATATAACACGGAATTTGATGATTCAATCTGATCCAAGTGTTGAGAATATCATTCGCCAGGACATCACCAACGGTGTTGCCAATGCTCTGGATACTGCTGCCCTTAACGGTGGTGGTGCTAACGAACCCTCTGGCGTATTACAAGCCACTGGTATCGGTTCTGTGACCTTGGCAAGTGCGGCTGCTCCGACTTTCGGGGAGATTGTTGATATTGAAACTCAAATTTCACAAGACAATGCACTAACCGGGTCGCTCGCTTATGTGACTACTCCATCAATGGCAGGTGCTTTGAAGCAGACTGCTAAAGATGCAGGTTCTGGTCGATTCGTCATTGAGTCTAATGAGATGAACGGCTACCGAGTGGCAACAACTACCAACTGTCCTGCCAGCACCATCATATTCGGTAACTGGTCAGACCTAATCATCGGTCAATTCGGTGCGATAGAAGTACTAACTGAGCGCAGCGCAAGTACCGGTATTCTGACATTGGGTATTCATCTTGCAGTGGATGTTGGCGTAAGACACGCTGAATCGTTCGCTAAAGGTGCATAACCATCATCAGCACCAATCATGCCCTGGGCCTTGTGCCTGGGGTTCTGATTGGAGGGAGCGATATGGCTAAAGTAACAATAACACGCAATACGGCTGCCGGTGGGTTTGATCTTAAATCCGGGCAAACGGTTGAGTTATCCGAAGAAGATGCACTGACATTGATTCGCATGGGCAAAGCGGTTCCGGCAACGGCATCGTCTGCACCTGAGAGTCGTGATGGTGAGATTGTGAAGAAACGCTCGACCCGGAAGAAGTCGAAGAATGTTTGACGAAGATTTAGATCAGTTCTTTGCGACAACTGAACACGCGATTGCTGCTAGTTACACTCCGTCAGGATTGTCAGAGCGGTCAATCAATGTGATCTTCCAGAACGAGTATTTTGAAATTGATTCTGGAACAGTTGGGGTGGAGGGTCGGCAGTCTTTGCTGGTTGCGAAAGCGAGCGACATCGTTGGCACAGGTCACGGTGATAAGTTCACGATTAGCAGTCAGAAATACAATGTTGTGACAGTCAGGCCGGATGGCACTGGAATGGTTGAACTGGTTTTGGAGTTGCAAGATGCCTAATCATATTCGCCACCAGATCAGAGATGCAGCCGGTGATGCGGTGACAGGTTTATTGACGGCAGGAACGAGAGTGTTCAAGTCGAGAATCTATCCGTTGAAAGATGATGAAATGCCAGCACTGTTGGTTTATACCACTACCGAAGATTCAGAAACGGACGGGATGGGCGATACGCTCGGCCGATCTTTATCACTAATTGTTGAAGGCTACATTAAGTCATCAGCGACCATTGATAACCAACTGGATCAACTGTCGGCAGAGGTTGAATCTGCACTGGCTACTGATCGAACTCTAGGAGGCTTGACCCGTGACTGCAATTTAGCTGGAACAGAAATCAACTTCACCGGTGATGGTGAAGTACCAATCGGGGTGGTCACGATGACCTTTCTGATTACTTATTTTACGAAAATGCAAACGCCAGATGTGGCGATTTAGGAGATAGAAATGGCTACATATAGTGGGCGCGATGGAATAGTGAAAGCAGCCGATGCCGGTGGAACAGTGGTTGCTGTTGCCGAGGTTCGGTCATGGTCGATTGACGAAGAACAGGAGACTGTTGAGGATACCGCAATGGGCGCGACAACGCGCAGTTATAAGACGGGATTCAAAGCATGGACCGGATCATTTGAATGCTGGTGGGACCCAACTGACACAACAGGTCAGACAGTTATGGATGGTAATGTTGAACTGGAGTTATACCCAGCAGGAACATCAACAGGCGATACTTATTACAAAGGTCCAGCACTGGTCACAACGAAGTCACGGAATGCGACATTTGATGGCAACATCGAGGCATCGTTTTCATTCCAGGGTCGTGATGATTTGCAGACTTTGACGGTTACATAGATGACGGATAAAACGTCAGGCCTCAGTGTAATGGAGCGAGCGAAAGCGCATCAGCGCAAGGTGCTTACTCAGAAACCGAGGTCGTTTTATGTCGAAGAATGGGAAACCACATTCTACATAAGACCGACCATGACTTTGCAGCAGAAATGCGAAATTACCGAACTTGCTGAAAGCGGTCAAAAGGCCAAAAGTTATGCGCTGACCATTGTCTATAATATGTGGGATGAGGATGGCAAGCCGGTTTTCCGCAAGGTTCAAATTGACGAACTTACCAAGGAAGTTAATTGCGAGGTCCTTGAAAGGATTGCTACCGAAATTGGACGAGATGAGCCTACAGTGGAGGAACTTGAAAAAAACTGATTAGCGACCCAGAGGTGATGTTCGCATTCCAACTTGCAGAGCATCTACACAAAACGGTCGCTGAGATTATGCAGATGAACCTACGCGAGTTCTATGGGTGGGGGATATATATAAAACACAAAGCGAGTAAGGACGATGGCAAGTAAGGACATCAAGTTACACATCAACGCGAAAGACAATACCCGGACTGCTTTTAAGAGCGTTGAAAGTAAAATGGGCCGTCTTAATCGTTCATTCGGTGGCATCAGAACACAAATGGCTGGTGTCGGTGCTGCCATCGGTGGGTTAGTCGGCAAGAACATTGCTCAGTCTGTCGATAAGATGCACAAACTCAGTGTGCGGCTCGGTACGACCACTGAAGCACTCTCAAAACTCGGTTACGTTGCGAAGATTTCCGGTGTCAGTTTCAACACCATGACGATGGGATTGCAGCGTATGACCCGAAGAATCGCAGAGGCATCTCACGGTGCTGGCGAGGCTCAAGGTGCGTTGCGTGAGTTGGGGATTGATGCTCGCAAGTTAGCAGGGATGAAACTGGACGATCAATTTTCAGTTTTAGCTGAAGCACTCTCAAAAGTCGGCAATCAGTCGGACAAGGTTCGCCTGGCGATGAAATTGTTCGATAGTGAGGGTGTAGCGCTCTTACAGACGATGGAGAACGGGGCCAAAGGTGTCAGCAAGCTATCATCAGAGTTGGACAAACTCGGTGGCACTATTTCTGGCGCTAATGCGAAAGCGATTGCTGACATGAACGATTCATGGGGTAGGCTGAGTGAGGCGATTGGAGGTGTTGCCACAAAGATCACTGCGTCTGTCGCACCGGCCATCACGGGTTTGAATGATGCCATGACGTTGCTGGTTTCATCTCCAATGACAGCACTTAAAGTCATGTTCCTAGAGGTTCTGATTCTGATCGAGAAATTCAATCTGGGTGTGATTGCAGTAATCAGGTCCATTGTTGATTTCGTTGTACAGAATGATTTTCTCAGTAAGGGTTTGGACAAGGTTGGTATTTCGCTCGGCACAGTCACCGATGGCCTGGATAAAATGGAGACAGATGTTTTACTAAACATCACATCTCTGAATACCCAAATTACTGCGCTTGAGGGAACTAAGGATGCCCTCGATAAAGTAAAGGATGCCAGTAAGAGTGATGACGGGTGGAGTCTGTTGCCGGATTTTAATTTCGGTGAGTTTGGTAACGAACTCGGCAAACTCACTCAGGGGTTTGATAATCTGGAACGGCAAGCGGCGAAGTTTACGACTAAGTTCATTGATGATATTAGCGTGGGTTTGACCAATGCGCTGATGACCGGAAAAGCATCGTTCAAGGACTTTGCGAAGTCGGTTATTGCAGGACTGATACAGATGATTATCAAGATGCAGTTGCTTAAAGCGATAACGGCCATCTTTCCAGGCATTGCACCAGCATCACCAGGCTCGGTTTCTATAGACAGATCATCGCTCGGATTACAGTCACTAAACACACAGGGTTTCACTTTTAGCGAGCCGACAAAGTTTGCTGCTGCAGGTGGCACAGTCAAGGGAGGGCAGTCAGTCATCGTGGGTGAGCATGGCAAGGAAATGTTCCGGCCCAATACAGCAGGACGAATAATTCCAAATCGTGAGATGGATGGTGGCGCACCGCTTCATGTCACATTCCAAATTAATGCCGTTGATACGCAAAGCGGCACAGCATTCCTGATGAAGAATCAAAAACACATTGTTGGCATGATTGACCAGGCATATAGAAAACAAGGTAGGACAGGAGTCACCGCATAATGCAATTACCCGTGAATCCAAAGTTTAAATCACTGACGATCAAATCGCACACGCCCACGCTAATCTCGGAAACCCATTCTGGCAAGCGGCAAGTCAGACAGCGTGGGGGTCACCGGTGGTTGATCGAAGCTGAATATCCGCCGATGAGTAGAATTGAATTTGCGCCACTTTGGGCATTCATTGTTGCGCGTAAGGGGCAGTTTGAGACATTCACTTTCGTGCCGGGTAACTATGGCAACAGCGCCACTGGAACAAATACAGCGGTCACTGTATGGATCAACCAACCGGCAGGAGCATACTCCATCGGCACAAGTTCACAATCGCTGACCGCCGGTGATTTCATCAAATTTAGTGGTCACAACAAATGCTACATGGTAACTAATGTTCCGAATAGTTCAAGCATTCACATCGAGCCACCGTTACACGCTGATATTGAAGCATCAGAAAGCATCGTGTGTGAATCAGTTGAGTTCACGGTTGCACTGGCAAGCGATCAACAAGATACATCCATTGATGTGCATTCGTTTCATTCGTTTCAATTGTCACTGGTCGAGGTGATCTAAGTGGCGGCAAGGGGCGCGACAGCAGATGTAATTGCTGAAATCGGGGCAGATCAATGCATTGTCGTGCATCTGTTGGAATTACATTGGGATGATGCGATTGTTCGACTCACTGATTTCAACCGGGAACTCACGACAAATAACGGCATATACACCGCTCTTGGTCATTTGCTTTCTTTTTCTGATATTGAAGAAACGTCAGAATTAATTACATCAAACATAACAGCGCAGTTATCAGGTATTGAGCAGTCGATGATTGCTCTGTTCTTGTCAGAGAATTATCTGGATAGACAGATGGATTTGTATAAATGCTTTCTGACTTCTGCCATGACTCCCGTTGCTGATCCGGTGCTAATATTTTCTGGTCGAATCAATAAACCTATCATCGCAGAAGACCCTGAGTCCGGCACTTGTTCTATCGGCATTGAAGCGGCTAGTCACTGGGTCGATTTTGAGCGCAGGGGGGGTAGGCACACAAGTCACAATGAGCAAGTATCTCGGTGGGACTCAACTGATAAAGGATTTCAATACTCTGACCAAGTCCTCGATGAAATCAAGTGGGGAATTAAGTGATTACCATCAGCGATCAGATGTTTCTGTCGAGATTGTTGGGCGAGGTTCGGAACCAACCGTTTGCGTGGGGAATTAACGATTGTAACACTCTAGCTATTTTATGGATGGACAGAGTATCGAACAGCGATGTGTTGTTGTCCGTTGAGGGTCAATACAAATCATTCAGTGAGGCGGTCAAATTCTACAAAGATTTTCCAAGTTGGCGATCTATTTTAGACACGCTCGGTTGGGAGCAAGTCACTACACTGCGAAACGGTGACTTGATATTGCGGCAGGGGAAAAGTTTTGTGTTCGCACATATCTTCTTGGAGGGTCTTGGGTACTCCATTGACAGGCACAAAGGATTAGTTGCCGGACGATTTGGCGGTCAAATCGACAAGTGCGAGGTGATGCGATGCCTGCGTTAGTCCCGTACCTGATGGCAATGGGTATGTCGTATGGTACAGCAACGACAGTGGTAACTGTGGCTATTGCGGCGGCGAAAGTTGGCGTTGCTATGGCTGTCAGTTATGGTATGCAAAAACTTCTGGGCGAGGACATGCCAAGCATGGACAGCCAAGGAATGCTTGCAAATAAAGCGTCTGCGCTTGCGCCAATAAAGGTGATTTATGGTGAGCGTAGGGTTGGAGCAACTAGGGTTTTTGTTGGGTCATCCGAAAAGAATCATAGAGAACTTCATATAGTTCTTGCGATTGCCGAGGGTGAAATTGAATCGTTTGAACAGATTTGGATTAACGACACACAGTATGAAATTGATGGTGTTGTGAATGAGCGGTTCGGCGTATCTCATGGAGGTGTTCCGGTTGTAGAGTTCAACGAACATCTTGGCGCATGGGATCAGGTTGCCGATGAAAATCTGATTGAGCGCATGCCAGACCAGTGGACTGCAAATCATAAACTGAGTGGGGTGGCATATATATACGTTCGACTCTACCATGATAGAAAGGTCTTTTTCTCCGGGATACCAACATTCACGTTCGATGTGAAAGGCGTGAAAGTACATGACCCAAGAACTGGCGCTGATGCTTGGAGTGATAATCCGGCACTTTGTATTAGAGATTATCTGACTAACAAGGTATATGGGCGCGGAATTGATGAAGTTCACATAGATGATGCGGCGATTATCGTTGCGGCAGATTATTGTGATGAACTGGTGACGAAAGGCACAAGCGATGCCAAGATGCAGGACATTGCAACACTGGCTGTGCCATATCAGACAGGCGTTGCGACTCAAGAAGAATACGCGGTGACGAGCGATGTTCCGGCAACATTTAGCGGTGTGAAAAAAATCATCATAACGGTTAGCGCTACAGAGACACATCCTGCATTCGGGGCATTGCGTTTATTGGTCGATGGTGTTGAGTTTGATGTGGGTGACAGAATAGATCATTCATTAACTAAGGCAAGTTACAGCAACGGCGTAACGATTGAAGCATCTGAAACCCTTGACGATAGATTTGCTGTCGGTAATATTCTTGACCCGACATTGTTGGCAACGTCACACGGATTGCCCGGTGGAGAAATATCCGCATCAGATAGTTATTGGTTAGGAAATCGAAGCCACAGGGGAGCAACGGTTACCATCACTCTGAATGACCCTATCGCGTTGACGAGCATCAAAGTGGTCACCAATCCAGATTTGGTTATGAACTATGATAGAGGTGCTAGTCTTGATATATTGTTTCAAGGACAAGACCTAGCGGCTAAACGATACACCTGCAATGGCGTGGTCGATGTAGATAAAAAAGCGATGAGCAATTTGAGCGACTTATTGACAAGTTGCAGAGGAATGATGGTTTTTTCGGGTGGCAAATATAGGCTCATCGTAGACAAGCCAACGACCGTAACTGGCACAGCGAATGCAAACAATATCACTGGCTCATGGAGCATTTCTTTAGGGGATAAATCAAACACATTCAACTCTGTCAGGGCTAGATTTTTCAACAAGGAAGAAACGTGGCAGGATGACCAAGTGGTTGTCGAGCGTGACGAACTCAAAGAACTCGACAATAATCTTGTTCTGCAAGCCGATCTTAAACTGCCGTTCACAAGCGACATGGCAACAGCGCAACAGATTGCCTTGGCTAATCTGAAACAGTCACGACAACAAATCTATGTAGAGTTCACGGCAACCATCGTTGGGCTAGTTGTTGAGGTCGGTGATGTTATCAACGTTACACATCCTACGCCGGGGTGGGAAGCTAAACCGTTTCGGATATTGAAAATGTCGTTGCAACCCAACGATGAAATCTTAATCGGGTGTCGAGAGTACGATGAATCAGTTTATGACTTGTCCGATCTGGTGATTCACGATGACATAAAGCCAGACACAAATCTACCAAATCTCGACACTTGTTTGCCGCCAACAAATATGGTGGGGAATGAGGAAATAACGTATGCACCAAAATCCCTAGACAATATTGCTCCTGATGACACGCTTGTGACAAAAGCGACAGTGACTTGGGAAACCAACGAGCCGTTTGCTGATTACGCTGAATTTGAATATCGCAGTCACAGCACCGGAGAGTGGATTCGACTTGACGAGATTGAGTCAAACACCGACAAGGTTGCTTCGTCATGACCAGTTACACCAAATATATCAACAATGTTGTTGACGAAATCACCGTGTTTGAGTTGCGAGTTCGGACAGTCAATGTTGCAGGAGTTCCTAGCGCATGGCACTACGGAGATATTACTTTTGATGGGCATCAGGACGCACCGACTGATTTGCAGTATCTCAATGTGACCGTGACGGACTCTGTTGCAAACCTTGAGTGGAACAAAATAACTGACCAAAAAGCTAAACTAGAACTTCGTCACACATCAGAATTGGTGGATGCCAAATGGTCTGATGGCACAAAAATAAAAACACTTTCTTATGGGCATGTCATGACGGCAACGCCGCATAAGATTGGCACTTACATGATGAAAGTGGTTCGTGGAGGAATGGAATCGCCGAATCATGTTGCGGCAGTTTCCACAGTAGAAGAAAAACAACTTAACGAATTGCAGGAGTTCATTCAGCACATCGAATTTGCAGGCTCGCACTGGCAGACAGAAGTGGTTGATGATGCGCTGCAATTGATGCCTGAGCCGTTTCTTGTTGAGTTGAATAACGGCGATACTCTTATCACTAATACTGGCGATGATATTCTGGTGACGAATAGCTACGGTGTTCCAGAGCAAGGAATCTATAATTTTGACAATGGATTAACGCTAACCGAGGTCGGCTCGGTAACGTTCAAGACTATTCTAGATAGTGAGGATTTATCGCTTGAAGATAAATTTGACCAACGTCTGCCAACAGTCGATGCTTGGGCAGATTGGGATTCCCTCGCAGGGAGTAGCGTAACGAAAGAAGTTCAAATTCGCTCAAGGGGTTCAGTGAGCGAAACATTTCATGACGATGATTGGCAACCACTCATTGACGGGGTGGAGATGACCGGGTTCGCTTTTCAGTTTCGGCTAGTGCTAACGTCGCCGATGCAAAACACAAACGTGCGCGTGACGAAACTTGGAGTGACCGCGAATGTACCTGACCGGACTGCGCGTGGTTTTGGTGTCGAAACGGATGCAACTGGCGTACATACTGTGACATTTGACAAGCCGTTTCAGAGACCACCATTTATTGGCATTTCGGCTCATGATTTAGTCGGCAGTTTTGAGATTTCAAACATAAACCTGATTGGTTTCACTGTGACATTTGTCGATGTAAACGATGTGCCAGTTCCAACAACATTCAATTATCAAGCGACAGGATTTTAGCGATGGCACAAACACCAGATTTTATAATCGACAATGGCACTGGCGCAGAGGTTAGGAACGACATTAACACTGCACTGATGGCACTTGCGACAACTAACACGGGCGCGACCCCCCCACAAAACCCAGTATTCGGCATGTTGTGGGTAGACACGACCAATGCGTGTTTGAAAATTTATGCCGGTGATGACGTTTGGTTGATTATCATTGATAGCGTTGTCGCAACTGCGACCAGTGGGGCTTCATCATCATTTGCATCTGGCACGAAAATGGTTTTTCATCAAGTGGCAATTCCGGCAGGATGGACTCAAGAAGTCATTAATGATGCGGCTTTGCGTGTTGTCTCCGGAGTGCCGGGAGGGGAGACAGGTGCGGACGGATTCTCAGATTGGGTTGCAAAACCAGTTCCGGGTGAGTGGGCGCAACAGCATGTTCTCGACATGTCATCGGGATTGCTGTCAATAATGACACTAGATAGTATTCAACTTGAGTTGAAGTATGTAGACGTTATGATCTGTAAGAAAAGCTAATGGAAATTGTAAAAACATGCCCTCTGGGTAGCCAGTGTGAAGAAATCAAAGATGGCAAAATCCATCAATGCCACTGGTGGACAAAAGTGGTTGGCAAAAATCCTCAGTCACATGAAGAATTGGATGAATATCGTTGTGCCATCGCATGGATGCCGGTTTTGCAGATTGAAATGAGCCAGACCAACAGAGGACAAACACAAGCGATTTCGTCATTCCGTGATGAGATGGTGGAATCAAACAAGAAAAGCATGGCATTGAATAGCCAGTTGCTCGTTGCAAAAATCACAGGAGTCCAAAATGGCACAGACTAAATTAACCGACCTACCAGAAGTTTTGGTCGCAGATAATGCGATGGAGGTTTTGGTCGACGATGCCGGTACTGTCAAGAAGATAACCAGAGCAAACTTTGTCGATGGATTAGCATCCGCCGGAACAACAACTGCCGGAGGAACTTCTGCCGGTGGTGGAGTTGGTGTTGGTGGCGCTGTCGAATTGATAGCGTTGGGCGATTTGACAGCAGGCGATGCTATTGTATTGAACTCTGACGGCACTGTTTCGTCTGTTGGAGAATCCATGCAGGCATTTCCGACAGAACACATCGAGATCGGATCAATTTCGTCTGGCACACAGGTGAAGATTCAAAATTCTGTTTATGACGCAGTGCGTGAGCAATCAGTTATTTTTTACACCGTTGGCAACAATAGTGTTCAGGCTAAAGATCGGGTAGGCACAACAGAAATAAAGTATATCGTCGGGCACACCGTGTCGAACGAGCTTTCAGATGATGATTTCGTTGTTGATATTGATTCTTCATTGTCAGTCACAGATTTTTTGTGGGGTGTTCGCTACGAACATTACGGATACATTGCGACTTGTATTGTCGATGACAAGATATTGATTTGGTACGACACAGAAAATGGTGCTAAGTTTCAAGTGGGAGCATTGACTGCCGGGGCGATACAGTGGAACGCAGCACAAAGTTTCAATAACGGGCATCACGCGACATTTTACGAGAGTTCCGCTTTTTATGATGCGGTGAACGATAAAGTTGTTCTGACGTATGGTGCTTTTGATTCTGCACTTGAGGGTGCGCTTGGTGGATTTTCGGGTTATGGAAATCTTGCGGCTCCGGTCGATCCCTACAATATCGCTTACTATTCAAACAACGGTGGTCGCAGGACAATCGGGATTTACACATTTAATGGGTCAACGCTTTCGGTAGTCGGTGATCTTTTTCAACCGTTCAATAGCAGTAATAATACCAGTTTTCTGAACGCTACTGCTGTTCATGCGTTTTCACCGGCAGGAACTTTTGCGCCTTGGCTCGGCGAAAGTGGTACAACACTCACTTTTGACATGGATATTTATTGCATCTGTGTGGATTACACAAAATATTGGGGATTTAACGGGGCATCGGGGCGCGAATGGCACACCACCGGTACGGACACAGGGGGTTGGTCTAGTTCACCTTGGGGGTTCGCACCGGGGAAGTACAAAATAACAACAGCATGGGAAGCAAGCAAGTGCGTAATGGTTAACTTACAAGTTTTCATGCAGTTCAAGCAGGGAACGTATCCGCACGAATATAATAAAAGTTATCATATCGACTCTTTGTGGGTGGAACAAAGTAGCGCTTCTTCTGCGCCAATCATCCATGACAATGCTACCGATAATCATGGGTTGCCCGGATACCACCCTAACGGGTCTACACCTCACCCTGATGATATTGAGATTATTTATGATCCAGAGCGCAGTGCTTTTACATACATGAAAGGTTCGCTTTCCACTGGTCATTCACTAATCGGCGCTCTGCATGTCAATGAAAATACCTATGTAACGAGTGTTATTGTCGGCAGCTACAGTAGCACAATCACACTATTGACCGGGTATAGTGTCTCTGGGCATATGGTTACACACGCACATCAAGCATTGTGGGCTTACACTAACGGGGCATCAATAGATGTATCGCTTTATCGTCCGGGTGAGGAACGAATGAGTTCGTCGCTTGCTGATGGGTATTTTCTAGGGTTTGCTGCTGACAATTTCCTAAGTGGTGACTCTGCATTAATTCTCACGGTTGGGTCAATTGAAAATACGCATACAGGTCTAGTGCCGGGAACACCAATGTGGATAGCACCCGATGGGGCATTGCAAACTGGAGAGGGTGAACTGTCGATCTTTGCAGGCACAGCACTGACAACCAATAAACTGTTGGTGAGATTCTAGTGGCAAATGCAACGGCACAATTTGGCGTAGCACCGGCACTCAAAAAGACGAGTATTGATAGCAAGATTGCGCTCGATATGTCACTCAATGTGGCAGTCAGCATGTCAGGCACGATTGCAGTTAACGAGATTGTTTTGCCCGTGTTGCCGGATTCGTTTCTGCTGTTGGAAAACGGCGGATATTTGCTGCAAGAGAACGGTGTCGATAGGATAAAATTGGAGGTAGGAATATGAAAACTTTGTACATCGGCAATGACAATATCGTGTCGATTTCTGGGCTAACGAATGCCGCAACGAATGTCGTTGTCAATGACGCGACTGTGATGCTGTCGCTGAATGACACATCTGGCAATGCAGTTGCAGGTCAATCGTTTCCGGTCGCTATGAATTATGTTGCGACTAGCGATGGTGACTATGCGTTCAGTTTGCAGAGCGATTTGCAGTTGCGACACAATACCGTTTACGTTGCACAAATAACAGTTAACTCGTCCGGCATTGATGCGGCATGGGAGTTTCAGCTTAAGGCTGAAAAGCGAGGTCTGAATGGCTGATTCAGCAATCTCCGGGTTACCGGAACTGACTACCCCCAAAGACGAGATGGAGTTTGTCATTAATGACAATGGCATCAACAAACGAATCAAGAACGCGAACATGGCAACGGCTGAAACAGCGAGTGAAATTCTCACGAAACTGAAAACGGTCGATGGCTCTGGAAGTGGTCTTGATGCGGACACGATTCACAATCAAACACCAACTGAGTTGTCGCTCAACGGTGGATATTTCTAAAGGGAACTACTATGGCTAATGTAATTAAAATCAAACGCTCGTTGAGTGTAGCGACACCCACATCTCTGGTAGAGGGTGAACTTGCATACTCTGAGAACTCAAAGAATCTTTTTATTGGTGAGTCTGGTGGCAACATCAAAAACATCGGCGGCGATCAAGCGCTAAAAGCGAATGTGGCTGATGTGTATACCCAGACGCAAGTGGATAATGCAGTCGGGTTGAAAGCCGATCAATCGACCACTTACACAAAAATAGCGACAGATGCGTTGCTTGATGCCAAAGCAAATCAGTCTACAACGTACACAAAGACCGAAGTCAACACAGCAGTCGGTGCGAAAGCCGACCAAGCGACTACAAATACCAAGATAGAAGATGCGGCGGCACTTGCACTGAAATCTGATACCGGTCACGACCACAACACAGCGTACTATACGAAAGCACAGGTTGATTCGACTTACGCAAAACTTGCGAGTCCGACCTTCACCGGCATCGCAAATGTTGCGACTGCATCGGCAGGAACCAACACAACACAGATAGCCAGCACTGCTTTTGTGACCACAGCAGTTGCGGCTGTTTCTGGGGGTGGTGGAGCAGGAACAGACTCACCGGCATTCACTGGAACACCGACAGCACCGACAGCGGCAGCAGGTACAAACACAACGCAACTGGCAACGACTCAATTCGTCACATCTGCGACAACTGTAGCGATCAATGCCCTGGTTAACTCTGCTCCGGCAGCGTTGGACACATTGGCTGAGTTATCTGCGGCTCTTGGCGCAGACGAGAACTTTGCGACAACAATCACCAACGCTATTGGACTCAAAATGGATGCTGATGCGGTTCTTGACGGCGGCACTTTCTAGGAAAAATTATGGCTAACAGAATTCTAACAAAGAAATCTTCAACTGCCGGAGCGCAACCGACTTCGTCTGACTTAGATGTCGGAGAATTAGCCGTAAATACTAGTGACGGGAAATTGTTCACTAAGCATACCGATGACTCGATTGTTCAGGTTGTCGGATCAGGTGGCGGCACAGGCGGCACAACCAACCTAACAGCAGGCGTTATATGGGATAACCACGATGCTAGTAGAGATGAGTATGATGAGACATTAACGGTAGCTACCGGGGCAACAACTGTACTAACCCATGTCGCTGATGCAAGCGATCTACGCTCGGTTTATATTGAGAAGTTTGTTGAGGTTGCAGGAAATTCCTATACGCCAAGCACTACTAAATTAGTAGTGCAAAGTTCTCTCACTGATAATGTCGGGCTAATATCTATAACAAATTCAGGAGTGGTTCTGAGTTCGGCTCAACAAAAGTGGACTGGATACGACTCTCTTGCATTTCCATTATCATCGAGCCTGTCAGTGCCTATCGCAACGGGTACTGATGATTTCACGATAGAGTTTTGGGCATACACCACATCAGTTCCGACTTACACGCATTATTGGGATTCTAGGACTTCGGATGGTAACCCCAATGGTTTTGCTATAGCAACTAATCCCGGCAATTGGGCAATACATTCCACAGGTTTTGTGATAAATGGCGCATCCGCCCCAGTGCTAAACACGTGGCAACACGTTGCTTTTGTGAAATCCGGTAATAATCATATGCTGTTTGTCGACGGCTCTCAGCAAGGCGCGACATGGGTTTCAAGCACTGATTTTTCTAATACCCCGTCTAAAGTGGGAGGGTATTACGCTGGTGACAGTTATCCATTCAACGGCTATATGGACGATTTAATCGTGTCTGTAGGAGTAGCAAAATATACAGCTTCATTCACACCACCCACAAGTCGATACGAAGCAACTTATTCAGTAGCATCAACACACTGGCAACTAGAAACATACAACGATTGGGGAGTTCAGTTCACCGACGAGTTCACGACAACGATCACGAATAACACAGGTGCAGATGCAACAGCACGATTTAGAATCACAGCTCCGACTGCTAGTGCCGGTGGTACAGGTGGTGGAGCAACAACACTCGCAGAATTAACCGACTCTACAACAGCAACAACTGACCCACTTATTACATCAAACCTTGCAGTAGGACACTTCTGGATTAACTCCACATCTGGTGAAGCGTTTATTTGTACAGATGCAACTACTGGTCTGAATAGGTGGGCTAATGTTGGTTATGGAGAGGGTTCGGTTAGCCATACGGCAGTAATGAGTGGTGGGACAGAAACCCAATACACGCAGGACGGTATTGACTACCGGTCTCATACTTTTACGAGTTCTGGCAATCTCGTAGTAACTTATGGTGGGGTGGCGGAGGTGCTGGTTGTAGGCGGCGGCGGAGGAGGTGGCGCAGGGCATAATGCTGGCGGCGGAGGTGGTGGCGCAGGACAAGTATATAAAAGCGGAGTCACTGAGAGTTTCGATGTCGGAACATTGAGTGTAACTGTCGGTGCAGGAGGGGCATCTCCTCCCGACGTGCGGGAGACTGGATATAATGGCTCTGCATCAGCACTTTCATCAGTCGCAACCGCTATCGGTGGCGGAGCAGGTGGAGCAGGATTTATTGATTCTAAAGATCATGGACTCGATGGAGGTTCAGGCGGCGGCGGCGGTATCAATCCCGGTGCTGTAGGGGGATCAGCTATCTCAGGCGGCACTAATTATCATGGAAACAATGGAGCCAATCCGCCCAGTACCAGTTGGTCTGGTGCTAAGCAGTCTGGTGGAGGTGGTGGAGCAGGCACTGCTGCTAACGGTGCTGCTGGTGGTTCTGGACTCCAGTGCAGTTTCATCAATGGAACATCAGTTTATTACGGCGGTGGCGGAGGTGGTGGGGGCGATCCTACTCGTGGAGTTCCGGGTACTGGCGGAGGTGGTTATGGGTACAACACTGGCGTTGGTGCTGAGAGTACTGCTGGTGCGGTTAATAGCGGTGGTGGTGGGGGTGGCGGCGGTAATGCAGGAGTAAGCTCCTCCAATGAGGCAGGTGGCTCCGGCATAGTAGTAGTGAGGTACGCAATATGAGCCATTTCGCAAAGTTAGAAAACAACGTAGTCACTCAGGTCATAGTAGCTGAACAAGATTTTATAAACTCCGGTTACGTTGGAGATTCATTTCTCTGGGTACAAACATCCTACAACGGAAACTTCCGCAAGAACTACGCAGGAATCGGATACTCATACGACAAAGTTCGTGACGCTTTTATTCCACCGAAGCAATATCCGTCATGGGTACTGAACGAAGATACTTGCCGATGGGATGCACCAACCCCAATGCCGGACGATGACCAGATGTATATGTGGAACGAAGAAACGCAAGCGTGGATAGTTGATGGATAAAACAACAACAACGTTAGGGATAATAATGAGTGCCGGAATTTCAATTATAACGATGTCGATAGGTGCGTTGCTCTGGGCAGATGCTAGATATGTGTCAGCAGAGACTTTCGATCAAGCGCAGACGCAAACAAAAAAAGAGTTTAGCAACATCAGGAAGAACGACCTTGAAGATAAAATCTTTGAACTCCAACTATTGGATAATCCAAGCAACTTGGACAAGGCAAAAATCGACAGATATCAACGACAATTAGACGAGTTGATGCGATGAGTACACCGGAGAAATGTAGCGAAATGGATACCATACTAAAAGTACATCGCGGGCGAATCGACGACCTAGAAAAAACGCTTACGAACATCAATACGCAATTGATTCAGATAAAGGCTTGCGTTTATGGCGCTCTGGGTTATGCGGTCGCTACACAGCTAGGCGTTATCGAAGCAATAAAGCTGTGAGTGAGCTATTACTTTTTCAGGTTTCCAATCCTAATTATATTGTTAGCAGTAGCCGCAGTAATAGTGCTGATAGCGATATGTATATACGA